GGCAAGGCAGCGCAAGGCAATGCATGGCAAGGCATTTCAAAGAACAGCGTTTAGCCAATTAGCAATAGTTGGTTAAGCGAAGTTTTTTAAACTTCAGAGCATGGCAAGGCAGGGCAAAGCAAGGCATTGCAATGCATGGCATTTCAAAGAACAGCGTTTAGCCAATTAGCAATAGTTGGTTAAGCGAAGTTTTTTAAACTTCAGAGCAAGGCAAAGCAAGGCAGGGCAATGCAAGGCAATGCAAGGCAGAGTAGATCAAAGCAAAGAAACGACTTTTATAAACAATTTTAAAAGGTGTAAATAAAAAAATGGAAAATAAATCATCAACACAGATAGGCAAGGAATTACTAGCCTATCTCAGATCAAAAGGGCTGACAGATTATGGATCTGTAATTCCAGCTCTGGAAATCCACGGTGTTATAGGAGTGGAATATCCGGAAGTTGGAACGCATCAAGAGTTTAAAGATATTGACTTACGGATGCTTTCTGTTACTGATTATGTAAGAAATATCCTACTCGATGAAGGTAAAGCGTTCACTCAATATAAAGGTGATTACAAAATTTTATTGCCGAGTGAAAACGCCAAGTATATAGAATCTTACATGAACTCCGCTGATAAAAAATTAAAGCGTGCTTTGAAATTAAGTAAAAATCAACCGATTAATGAATCAAAAAACAATGAATTGGAATCGGCGCGCATAGTCATGAAAAGACAATCTTTAATAAATGAAAAACAAAAGCAAAAAAAAATACGGGAATAAATATGGACTTTAAAAACTATCAAGAGTTTCTAAATAAAAAATCATTTGATGATGTCGTTTCAGGAAAGGCAGAGCCGCCATATTTGCAGATACAGGATTAGGAAAGACCGCTAGGACTGAAAAATGATAAATCAAATTAAATTAGCTGCTAAATTTGCACATAAAGACAAAAACAACGCTGCCAGTAATATCTATGTTAACGATGGGCTGATGCAAAGCCATGATCTGGTATGTGGGATCACTTTACAAGTGGATTCAGATTTTAACTTCTGCTGCAATGCTGCAAAATTAAACCAGGTCGTTTCAAAGTGCGATCCTGATAAATTGAAACTGACATTAAAAAATGGAAAACTGGAAGTTAAGTCAGGCAGAATTAGATCTAAAATAGATACAATGCCATTGGATAGCTACCCATATTTTGAGCAGATGGAAGCATATTCAGAATATGAAGCTAACATACTTGAGGATTTAAAAGATCTATCTAAATTTACTGATCCGGATGATGTTAGGTTGTTTATGCAAGGAGTTTTAATCCATGATAATGCAATTGTAGCGACTAATGGCCATGTGGCTGTTAAGAAAACGATAGAACTGCCAGTTATGGATGCTTCAAATATCCCAACTAAATCAATCATAAAACTGTCTTCTGCAAAATTAGAGTGTAGCAAATTATCGGTTGCTGAAAATTCAGTGGAGTTTATTTTTAACGGAGGAAGGATGTTCACTAAAAAAATATCATCACCTTATCCTGATGTTGATAGAATTATAAGTGATATTGAAAATCCAACTGTTATTGAAAGTTTTATTGATGATCTTAAAACAATTAACTCTATGTGTTCAGACGATAAAACAGTCGTTATTGGCGATAATTTAGAAACAAGGGATGGATCAACAAAAATAGAAGGTGTTAATCTTCCCGAGTGCTGCTTTAATTCTGATTATTTAATCAATATAGCTAGTGTTGCCCACTCCATAGATTTATCGACATTTCCTGCTCCGTGTCCGTTTGAAGGCGACAATATCAAAGGTGCTATTGTCGGAATTAGGATTTAAAATGCTCAGAGACTACCAGCAAGCCGCCTATCAATCTATAATCAACAGCATAAAAAAGTCTACTGACAAGATTATGATTGAGGCGGCAACTGGCGCGGGAAAGAGCCATATAATTGCTCATGTGTCTCATTTCATCGCTAATCGAAGTAGTAAAAAAATAATCTGCCTAGCCCCAAGTAAAGAATTGGTGGAGCAAAATTATCAGAAATACATAGCTATTGGAGAGAAAGCAAGCATATATTCAGCATCGGCAGGATCAAAATGTATGCGCTATCCTGTTGTATTTGCCACTCCAGTTACTCTTAACAATAACATTAAAAGATTCATTGGTAAAGTTTCTGCTGTAATCATTGACGAATGTCATAATATGGGCAATACAATTAAATCCATTGTATCAACCCTGGCAGATAACAATAAAAATCTAAGAGTTATAGGAATGACAGCAACTCCATACAGAACTAAAAAAGGGTATATGTTTTTAGAATGGCCAGATGGCAAATTAAATACTGCAGAAAACTCTATCGATCCTTATTTTAAAAAATTAGTTTATAGAATAACGGCAGATGAGTTAATTAATAAAAACTATTTAACCGCCCCAACGGTTGAGGACGTTAAAGATCATTATGATACTAGCGAGTTGAAATTAAATAGTATGGGAAAGTTCGACTCAAAATCTATCGACAAAGCATTTATAGGCCAGGGGAGATTAACGTCACAAATAATATCGGATATTATAGATAGGTCCTGTAATAGAAATGGAGTGCTTATATTTTGTGCAACAATCCAACACGCAAATGAAGCAATGGAGAGTCTTCCGCCTCAACTGTCTGCTATAGTGACCGGGAAAACAAAAAAAGCAGACAGAGAGTTATTATTAAAAAGATTTAAAGCAAAAGAGATTAAATACCTTGTTAATGTAGCAGTTTTAACGACTGGATTTGATGCGCCTCATATTGATGTTGTTGCCGTATTAAGAGCAACTGAAAGCCCAGGGTTGTTCCAGCAGATCATAGGCAGGGGATTAAGACTTTCCGATGGTAAAGATGATTGTTTAATATTGGATTACGCAGAAAATATAAAAAGACACAGCCCCGATGGAGATATATTTAATCCCGATTTAACTGTTCATCAACCTGGCAGCGGCGAGCGATTCCAGATCCTGTGCGAAACTTGTGAGCAAATAAATAATGTTGTGCCAGTTAAAGATATAGATGATTTAAAATATAACGAATACGGATACCTGGTTGATCTAAATGACAATGAAATAACAGACGATAACGGCGATAAAATAACAGTGCATCACGGGAGAAGATGTCAAAATTATATAGAAGTAAATAAAGAGTTTAAGCAATGCCCGCAACGATGGAATACAAAGGAATGCCATGAGTGCGAAATGCCAAACGATATAACAGCCAGGCATTGTGTCCATTGCGGCAATGAAATGATTGATCCGAATGAAAAACTAACACTGGACTTTACTAAATTTAAAGCAGGCGCCTATAATTTACAAACTGATGAAGTAATAAAATTTACTATATCTAAAAAACTGAGCATGAAAGGCAATGAAACCTTAATGATTGAATGGATAACTCCATACCGGAAGTTTAAAAGCTATCATACGCCCTCTTATAAACAGAAGTGGCATGATCTATTTGAAGACTATGATATAAATTATATTGCTGAAAATTTAACCAATATTAATACAGTCACATACCAGAAAAAACAATCTGGTTTTTTTGAAATATATGGATTTAACAGGCCGAAAGATGAACTTAAAAAAGCTGAGTAATATCAAAGTTTACGGAGATACAAAATACAGGAATAAGAATTGCCCCACTGAATCGCAAGAGCAGATGACTTTTTTTAATATGATTAGATCTATTTTCCCTGCTACCTATGGAAGAATAGCCTTTCACCAGCGAAACGAATCCAAAAGAAGTTATAAACAGGCATCTTTTCACAAGGCTGAAGGACTGACAAAGGGAGTTCCAGATATAGTGATCCCTGGGAAAGCTACGTTTCTATGTGAATTAAAAAGGCAGGATCATACTTTATGCAGAATTGGAGAGGAACAAATAGAATACCTGGAAGCCGCTCAAAAAATGGGATCGTTCTGCTGCGTTGCTCTTGGATGGGAGGCAGCCATGGGAGCATTCGGAGTTTATTTTAAAAATAATGAATAAAATAGTTGTATTATTATAAACACTATGTTATTATAAACATACTGATTAAATAAACACAGGGGAAATAAGATGGCTGACATAAGAGAAGAAAAAGGGGTTGCTGGTGATGGGGTTGTTTACTTTAGGGACAAATCTGTCACTGGAAGGTATCAACTTGAAGCTGAACAGGCCGTAAAGGCCGCAGCATATAAGGCCCAGATAGAAGAAGCAGCCAAAGCTCAGAAAAAGCCCGTATGGGAAATTCAATGGGAACAAGACGGGCGGCCGCAGATTAATGAAGCTATAGATGGCTCGGTATATTACTGCACCATGTTCGGTAAAACAGCCCTGCCAAGGGCTGCTAGGAGATTATTAAAATCTTGAATATTAGCAATCTCTAATATTCAAGATTTTTAGTTTTATAAAACTATTCTCAGTTCTTATTTTATTCACTTTTCTGAGTTAAAAAGTGCAATATTTTCTTTAAAAACAACAAGATAAAAGAGAATAAGAGTTCTTTTTATGTTATAATCAAAGCGACCAAACCATTGATTATAAACATTAAAAGACTCTTATTTATGACCATTCTACATGACATTTTAATCCCATTGCAAAACTGTTTTTCCAAGACCTCATTAGGTCAATCGTAAAATCATTTATCCCCACGCTACTGCGCATGGTAGCTTAAAGGAAAGCTTTATATTTTTAAGAAACTTCAGTAAATATAAAAGAATTTATTGATTTTTATTTAATTATGTTATATCGTGATAGATAGTGATTTTGCAATACGTTTGCAAGTCACTATCTAGCATACTAAGTATAGCTAAGTATAGCTAAGTATAGCTAAGTATAGCTAAGCAGCTTAACATATACAAAAAAATCCTTACAAATCAAAAGCATAACTAAATATAGAGTCCCCTATACATATATTTTAAATCAAATATTTAAAATATATGTATATCTATTCTTCTAACCTACTATGTTATGTTATTATATATATATATATATATATATATATATAATAAAATCAATCATTTATAAAATTTATCTCTAAATCACTTTAGAATAGTCAAAAAAAAATAAATTTACTAAGCTAAACTATGCTATTGTAAAATCAATCACTTACAAAACTTGCTTTATTTTTATAGTTAAAATCTATAATAACTACATTTGTCTTATCTATTGATATTAGAATAATTAAAATGTATGATTTATTCTAATTAATTTAATATTAAGCGAGAAAGAAATGAATAGAAGCATGACCTTTGTGATCCCGGAAGATTTAAAAAAGCAAATCAATATATTTTGTGCGAAAGAAGATATAAATAAAACAGAGTTTTTTATTAACACTGTATCAAATTATTTAGATGTAGATAAATCCAAATTTTATGAAGAAAAAAAAATAAATGAAAATGAATTAATAAAAAAAACAATTATGAGATGCTGCAATAATAAGTTTGAAAAATTAGGAACTATAAAAAATAGGCTTAGAAATAAAAAAATAGATGGCGACTTAGAGTTAAAAATATTAAATATTGCAAGAAGTATGGATAATGTGATTATCAATACCAGGGTACATAAAGTCAACAAAATGAATTTTTATTCAATCAAGTGGAATACGAAATGGAAAAAGTAACAATAGAACTACAGAAAGATAAAGCGATAAAGCTTTATAAATATTTGTATGAGAATAAAAAAACAATGAATGAGTATTTTAATTCTTGCATTGATAATGTAGATTATCAAATCGATCCAGATAGGAATAAAATAATCATAGATAAAATGGCAAGCCTTTCTAGCGGCAAAAAGACATCAATCGGGGTAGTAAAAAATAAAATGCGAGGATTGAATGCAACCGAAGAAGAAATATTAAATGGAGCCAAGGCATTAAATTTAACGATTTCTGAATCACTCCATCCTAGCAACAATAAAATTATCCGATGGATTACCTTGTAAATTTATAATAATATGTTATTGTTAATCTTATTTGAGAGGTTGTTATGACAAATAATGAAAGACAACGAAAATTCGCAGAAAATCAGAAAAAAATTGGGCGGAGTCAAAAGATATTCTGGCTGACAAATGCCGAATGGGAAAAGGTAAAGATTTTTATTAAGGAAGTATTGCGGCCTGATGAACCTGGCTAGAAGCTATGCCAGGGTTTATAAGGCAAAGATAAAAGCGGATATAAAAAAATACGGCAAAGAAAAAGCTATGGCCATGTGGGACGAGTTTAAAAAAGAACTACCACAAGTCCATACCAGTAAGTTTATAAAAGATATTGAGAGAGAATTTAATGGGAAACAATAAAGTAGAAGATTTAGAAATACTGATTAGAAAATGGGCCGATGATAAAGGCATCCCTGAAAAGTCCACCGCCGTTAAACAATTAAAGCTGACCGCTGAGGAGGTTGTAGAGGCCATTGTTGAAATAGAAATCCAAAAGAAAGGCATGTCAGGCCGCAGTGATGTCTGTTCCGAATTGGGGGATATATTGGTAACTGTCATTAATGCTATTTATTTATTTGACAAAAGTTTAACTGTCAATGAATGCTTGACAGTTGCTTACGACAAAATAAAGACCCGCAAAGGCACTATGATTAATGGGAAGTTCACAAAAGAATAATTGGAGGAAAGATGTATACAGCAATAGTCGATGAGATACAGCATAAAAAAGGAATGGGCAAGGTGTTAAACACCGGACTCAAGCGAATCACAATAGGTAAATTTGAAACTTTAGCGGAAGCGGTAAAAGCCAGAATGGATTACCTTGAGAAAAACACGCTGATACTGGACAACAACTATATTCACAGGAATAATATTTAATGTATTACGCCAAGCCAGGGGATGTTTTTTGCAGCGGTAAAGACTGCATGGATAAATACATGGTTCCAGGCTGCACCTGTCCACCAGATAGCGTGATAAAGCATATGGGCAAGATTGGCTGTAAACCGCAGTCTCCAAGAAAAAAGATTTGTTTTAAAGACAGTAATGCCAGACTCAATAATGGGGGATGATATGACAATAAATATTATCAAAGGCAAGGACTATGACGAGGCAATAAAATTATTTCAGCAGCACTGTGAATATATTATTCAAGATGAAAAAGAAAGACATATATTTTTAAATTTTTTAGGTTTTATTATTGCTAGACCTGATAAACGAGTTAACTGGGCGGTCTTGCTACAAGGGGATGAGGGTAATGGTAAATCCTTCTTTGAAGTAATGATGAGAGAGATACTTGGGGGAAATAATATGAAATCTGTCAGTAATACCGTTGTTAAGACAGATTTTAATGATTGGGCTTATGGTTCACGATTTAACGTATTATCTGAATTAAAAATAGCTGGAGAGAGTAGATATAACATCTATAATAATATTAAAGCTTATGTTACAGATGAGGAGTATGGACTAAATCGTAAAGGGTTAGGTTATCGACTAATACCCAATACTGCTAGTTATATGATAACCACTAATTATAAAGATTCTGCACCTATCACAGATAAGGATAGAAGATTATTTGTTATCTTTACTAATAATGATAAAAAATCAGATGCGTATTATGATAAGTTATTTTCAATATGTAAAGCTAATCCATATAGCATCAAACAATATTTAACTGAATATCCTACTCATTCAGAATTTAATCCTTATGGTAAAGCAATTAAAACTGAACATCACAAGTTAATGTCCAGTTTTAATACAGATGCAATAGAAATAGTGATTAACGAAGCTATTAATTTTGTATGAATTAAATTAAGTTGATAAAAGGTTGCCTATATTTTAAAATGATGGTAATAAATAATTTTACAGGTATTGTTATATGGGTAAACGAGGGCCAAAAATTTTTAACCCAGATTGGAAGCAGGTTGATAATATGTGCATGATACATTGTACTGGAGAGGAAATTGCTGCCATTCTCGGTGTTGATTACAAGACTTTAGAAAGAGCGTGTAAACGTGATCATAAGATAAAATTTGGGGAGTATATCAAGCAAAAGAGCGCTGGCGGCAAGATGAGCCTTAGAAGAAGGCAATATTCCACTGCTATGGATGGCAATGTGTCGATGCTTATTTGGCTTGGTAAAAACTGGCTTGATCAGACAGATAAAACGGAAATAGATCAATCAGTCGAAGTTAAAAAACCTGTACAAATATTAATAAATCCTGTCGATGGAAGAAAAGACCGAGATTGATTTCCCTGCTAAAATATCTGATATTTTAGTAATACCAAGGGGAGATGTTCAATACAGAGCTGCTTTCGGTGGTAGGGGCTCAGGAAAGTCTTTCTCTTTCGCTTTAATGGCAGCTGTTCATGGATACGCTGAACCTATCAGAATTTTATGTGTTAGAGAGTTCCAGACTTCAATCAAAGAATCTTTCCATGCTGAATTAAAAGCAGCAATTGACTCTTATGATTTTCTCAAAGATCATTATAATGTTGGAGTTGACTATTTAAGAGGTTCTAATGGCACTGAATTTATTTTTAGAGGCCTACATAGAAATACATCAGCAGTTAAGTCTTTAGCAAATATTGATTTAACTATTATTGAAGAAGCAGAAGATGTACCAGAGCAAGCATGGTTAGATTTAGAAGCAACTATTTTCAGACAACCTAAATCAGAATGCTGGGTGATATGGAACCCTAGAACAAAAGAGTCACCAGTTGATAAACGATTCAGGATTAAACCACCAAAAGATTTAGCTATAGCCGAAGTTAATTGGTACGACAATCCATTTTTTCCTACAGGGTTAGAAAAACTACGAAAAAGAGAGCAGGAAAGATTAGATCCTAATACTTATAGCCATATCTGGGAAGGAGCGTACTTAGAAAACTCTAATGCTCAAGTCCTACATGGTAAAGTTGAAATAAAAGAATTTAAATCAAGTGATCATTGGGATGGACCCTACTATGGAATGGACTTCGGTTTTTCTCAAGACCCCACAACAGTGGTCAGATGTTGGGTATTTAATGATAATCTTTATATTGATTATGATGCAGGTAAAGTTGGATTAGAATTAGATGATACAACAGAATTTTTTATTAAGAAAATCCCAGATATAGTCAATCACACTATCAGAGCAGATTCAGCAAGACCAGAATCTATAAGCCATTTAAATAATAAAGGCAAGTTAAATGTCAGGCCAGTTAAAAAGTGGGCTGGCAGTGTTGAAGACGGTATTTCACATTTGCGATCATATAAAAAAATATTTATCCATCCCAGGTGCGAAGAAACGATAAAAGAAACTCGATTATATTCTTATAAAGTTGACCGGCTAACTGGTGATATACTTCCCCAAATTATAGATGCTAACAATCATTGTTTTAGTGGGGACACTGAAGTAATTGTTAATGACAAATTAATGCGTTTTGATGAGATACCAAAAACTGGATTTATACGAGGTTATGACGGGAGCAATAAGTTTTACTACAATGGTGGGGTAGTTAGATGCGATAAGTTACTTGATTTAATACTTGATGATGATACAATAATAAGCGTGACCGAAGACCATGAATTCCTGACTAAAGATGGTCAATGGGTTCAAGCAAAGGATTTAAAAGGGCAATTATTATGCAAATCAATGTTATTTCAGGGACAAAACAGGAATTTAATGGAAGAATATACACAAAACATGAAGGAGAAAAATACTACTCATTTGGGACTAATTACGGATGCGACAGAATACATAGAAAAGTATGGGAATATCATCACGGAGAAATACCAGAAGGATTCCATATTCATCACCGAGATCATAATGCGGATAATAATGAGATTGAAAATCTTATTATACTCACAGCTGGCGAACATATCGCATATCATACAAAATTATATCATGCAAACAATCCGGACGCTGCAAGAATTAATCTTGCTAAGAATCAAGACAAATGCAGAGAGTGGCATAAATCAAATGATGGCCACGAATGGCATAAGCAACATTATCAAAAACACAAAGACAAATTATTTGCCAGGGAATACAGAAATTGCAAGCAATGCAGAGAAACATTTTATGCCCAAGTCGATAAAACCAATGTATTTTGCTCAAACAAATGTAAATCCAAATGGAGAAGGGATTCAGGAGTCGATGACATTAAAAAAACATGTGAGTTCTGTGGCGAAATATTTAAATCAAATAAATACGCCAAAAAAATATATTGCGGTAAAGGATGTTCAGCAAAAGGGAATGCAAGAAAAAGAAACTTATTGCGTGACGGTTCCCGGTGACGGGTGTTTTTCTCTTGCCAATGGGGTGGTTGTTTCAAACTGTATTGATGCATTACGCTATTCTCTGGAGCCGATTATAAGAAATAGCACTGATGTATTTGTAGGATAATCATTTCATGCTATAATTGACAAGAGGTTAATTATATGCTCATGAATTTAGAAACACCTGAAAATAAAGAACAAGCCAATGAAACAGCTGAGTCTTTATGGGCTAGTATGTACGCTGAATCATTTAAGTTAAATGGTAGTGACTCAAAAGCTACTAAAGACGCTGATAAAGCAGTAAAGAAATTTAGAGAGAGGTTCAAATAATGGGATGCCCACGAATTGCTAGTTTCCCTGATTGTAAAGACCCTGATAGTAACCTGCCCTATTCATTTAATTGGGCAGATTGGATAGCCGCAGAGGGTACATCTTTAGTTGATAACGTAGCTAATAGAGAAGTTATTGTCAGTGTTACAGATGATTTTGATGCTAGTGAAGATACTTCACCAATAGTCGTAGGTACGATAAGTGTTGATGTACCTAACTCTATTGTTTATGTTTGGTTAAGCGGTGGAACAGCTGGATTGAAATATAACATTACATGTAGGATAACAACCGCTAATGGGATTATTGAGGATAAAACCGCAGTTTTAACCTGTAGCGAGAAATAAAATGAATATTGATGCATTAAACAGTGATGCCCTAAATGTAATAAATAATGTTCCAGTTAATATTATTACAGCAACTAATAACTTAGTTATAACTGAACAGCAAGCTGCTATTGCAAACCCATCAGTTATAGGTAGTAGTACAGCAAATTTAGTTCTTGTTGAACAATCAGCAGCTGTGAGTATTGATGTTGCTATAGCTGCAAACACAGGGAGTTTAAACGTAACAGGTAGTCAAGCATCAGTTGTTGTACTTCAAGGGGTATCAACTGCAACTACTAGTTTAGTTATTACAGAACAGAGTGCAGTAGTAAAGAGAAATGTTCATGTAGCAGCAACAACGGGTACTCTATTACTAAGTGGTCAACAAGCCTTTGTTGAAACAAATGGGGTAATTATTACCAATACATCTAACCTGAGTATCGCTGGACAAAATTCTACTGTTAGAGTTAATAAACATATAATTGGTTCTACAGGTTCATTGAGCATTGTAGAGTTTAGTGCTGAAATTATAACAAACACTAATATCAATGCTACTACAAGTAACCTCAGCGTTAATGGGCAAAACACAGATGTAAGCCTAATACAAGGTATAACAACAGTACCGACTAGTATTACTTTAACTGCTAACACATCGTCTGTGGTTATAAGTCTAAGTATTAACGCAGCTACCAGGCAATTATTTATTGCTGAGCAGCAAGCAGTTATTCAAGGAGGTAACAATACACCAACGATTTTAGCGTATCGTAATGTTGCGGTTACTGCTAAAGATAGAAATGTAGATGTTATGTAGTATAATTTTTAAGGAGAAATAAAAATGGCACAAGGTGACGTAACTGTATTTAACTCAGCTAAGGAGTATTTAGCTGATGGTACATTTGATTTAGACACACATGTTTTTAAAATTGCTTTAGTTAGTAACTCAAGCCTATTAGCTACTCAGGCAGATTTAGCTTTAGCTACTGGGTTTACGCAAGTTACTGGTGGCACCAGCTATACAGCAGGTGGGGAAACCTTAACCTGTACTTGGGTTGAATCTGCTGGAACAGTAACTTTTGATAGCTCTGTAAATCCGTCATGGGTTCAAGATGCATCAGGCCCAACTGATATACGCTACGGTATTATCTATGATGATACTGATGCTTCAGATACAGCATTAGCATTTGTTGACTTAACAGCTGGTGGAGATGGTACAACTGCTATCAGTCTACAAACTGGTGATATTTCTATTACATGGGCTGGGACAGGTATTTTTACTTTAGCATAATAGGTGATGCATGTATAAAGCAGGTGATTGGGTTAAAGAGGATACAGCAACTGCCGGTACAGGTACGGTAACGCTTACTCAAAAAACAGGGTTTAGTCGCTTCTCCGATGTCTTCACTGTTGGGGATATTGTTTATTACACTATTCAAGACGGTGACAATAGAGAAACAGGTATTGGTACTGTCTCCGCTGGAAATACGTTAGCAAGAACGACTATTCAAGCAACACTGGTATCAGGAGTATATGACGATACTTCCCCTACAGCTATAACTTTATCTGGCAACGCTACAGTTTACGCAACAGCTACAGCGAGTATGATAAATGGCAAGTTACCTAAGTTCGATGGAGAGCCTAATGGGTTCCCTGATAGAACAGAGTTTACTATTGGGTGGTCAGATGTTACTAGGACATTATCTTTAACGCCTGTAGGAGCATCTTTTCAAGCCTGGTCAAATGGTAATTTGTACGTCTATACATCAGCTGAGTCTATAGCTATTTCAGATGTTGAAGGCAGTCATTATATCTATTTTGATTCCAATGGGGTTATTCAAGAAATTACTAGCTTTAACCCTGATATTATCAATACATGGTGTTTTATAGCTTATGTCTATTGGGATGCTACTAATAAAGAGGCTATTACTGGAGGGGTAACGAATGAGACTCATAGTTCAGCTATGCCTCCATCTGTACATAGTTATTTACATAATGTAATGCAAACACAATATATTGATGGGTTAACTATTGGTGGTATAACAGCAGATGGTAATGGTAGCTTAGATAGCCATGCTCAGTTCACTATGACTACAGGTACAATATATGATGAAGATATCCCTCACACTATAGCAGCTAAAACTAATTTAACAGATACTTTTCATGTAATTTATAAGGATGGTGCTGCTGGTAATTGGAGGCAGGGAGCTGCATCTAGTTTCCCAGTTCTTACAACTGGAACAGGTCGTGCTGCTTATAACCAATGGACTGGGACAACATGGCAATTAACAGAAGTATCTAATAATGATTTTGTATTAGCCCATGTTGCTGCTTTAGGTAACGATGGAGGCCCAGCTGATTTTGTTGTCATTATGGGTGAAAACGCATATTCAACATTAAATGTAGCTAGAACAGGAGCTACAACTGAATTAGCGGATTTAAACACAACAGGCATACCCTCAACAGAATGGGTTTTTGTTGCTACTATAATCCTTCAAACTAGTAACACCTATGTCAATACGGTTAAATCTGCGATTGTTAGTACAGAAAATGGAAATGATTATGTAGATTGGAGGCTTGCTTCTTCTAGAGATTTAATTTCTTCAAGCACTTCACCAGCTGACCATAATTCTTTAGCAGGATTACAAGGGGGTGGAGCCAATGAGTACTACCATTTAACTGCTGCTGAAGGAACAAAGATAGACAATATTACTGTTACAAACCCTGTTAATCTGGATAATATAACTAACACTGCAACAGCTACTTTAACTAATAAAACTATTGATGATTTAACTAATTTAGTTCACGCTAATGCTGTCCACAAGAAAGTAGAAAATGTTACTGCTTCAACAATGCCAGCAGGTACTGCTGTTGCATTTAGTGATTATGATATAGTTAATTCAAGAACAGAAGTTGTCTTAGCTGATAACACAACTGGCGTATCTATAGGGTTAGTTGATAACGGTGGTATTCTTGCTGGAGCAGAAGGCACTATTATTGTCAACGGTGTTGTAACGGATGTTGACACAAATGCTTGGACTGAAGGTACTATTTTGTATGTTTCAACAGGTGGTGCTTTAACTGCAACGGAACCAACAACTGGATTCCAACAGCCAATAGCTTTTGTTATTAAGCAGCATTTAACTGAAGGTATCCTACAAGTTAATGCTTCATACCCTAAACAAGATGCTAGTGATGTAAGATTTACTGCTGCTGGTGATATAGTAGCTACAGATGTACAGGCTGCTATAGTTGAGTTAGACAATGAGAAAGTCGCTTTAACCGAAGCCAACCAAACTATTACAGGTAATTTAAATATTACAGGTAGTTTAGGCATGCAGGACAACCTATTAACAAGGGCTATCTTAAAAGACACAGCAGAAGAACTGCAAGCACATGGAAACATGGGAGCAACAGAAACTTTTGACTGTACTACAGCTAATGTACACACAGCAACAGCAGACGCAACCGTAACAATTACTTTTAGTAACCCACCAGCCACAGGCGATGCAGGATACCTTGTTATCTTCTTAACTAACGGTGGTTCTCAGACGATTACCTGGCCCACTTCAGTAGACTGGCCAGCAGGTACAGCACCTACGTTAACTACAGCGGGGTTAGATATTCTAGTGTTTGTTACTTATGATGCTGGAACTACATGGCTCGCCAAGACACCAGAGTTGGATGTGAAATAATGAGTAACTTAGCCAAACATTTAATGCAAGGTGCGACAACAAGCAGCACTACTGCCATAGTAGAAGATAACTTCAGTACTTATCTTTATGAAGGCAACAGCAGTACCCAGACGATTACTAACAATATTGATTTAGCTACTGATGGGGGTATGGTTTGGATAAAAGATAGGGACACAGCATATAATCATATCTTATCAGATACAGAAAGAGGTGTAACTAATAAATTATATAGCAATACTACAGATACCGAGTCTACTTATTCAGGTGCAATTACCGGATTTAATACCGATGGTTTTACTATTGGAGATTATACATTAATCAATGGCAGTGGTGACGACTTCGTATCCTGGACATTCAAAAAAGCATCTAACTTCTTTGATGTTCAAACAGCAACACTAGGCACAGGTAATACAGTTGTATCATTCCCTGATTTAACAATACTAGGTATGGTTGCTGTAAAACGCACAGATTCAACAGGCTCATGGTATGTATGGCATAGGAGTGCAACAAGTGGCGATTTATTATACTTAGAGCAAACAGCAGCAGAAACATTAGATGGTTCTATAACAGTATCAGGTACTGATGTAACTCTGGTTGATGGCACGTTAGCTGATGGTGATTATGTGGTTTATGCGTGGAGTCACGACACCTCAGAAGATGGGATGATACAGTGTGGGAGTTATACTGGTAATGGTCTTGCTGATGGGCCAGAGGTTAATCTGGGATGGGAGCCTCAGTGGGTGTTGATTAAATCTGCTACATCAATTATTGAATGGCAACTGGTCGATAGTATGCGCGGTATAAATACTTCCGACACGATTATTTTAGAACCAGATACAACGAGTGCTGAAAAAAATACTGGCAACTCAAGGATACAACTTACACCAACTGGATTTAAATTGCTTCTTAACACAAATGAGATGAATTCCCCCAGTGACACCTACATATACATAGCAATCCGCAGACCCATGGCGACCCCCAGTATATCAAGCGAGGTTTTTGCTATAGCAACTAGAGATGGAACAACCCTGCCAAGTCATACCACGACATTTCCTGTTGATTTTCTCATTCAGTCTTACACAACCTCATCGAATGTTGATGTTTCTGCCAGATTGATTCAAGGTAATCTCTTAAAAGCAAATAACACAAATGCTGAATCTGCTGATTCACAATATCAATTTGATTATATGGATGGTGCGATAGAGAGAACAGGTATTAATACTGCTGATTATGCTTGGATGTGGAAACGAGCCACAGGGTTCTTTGATGTGGTCTGTTATACAGGTACAGGAGTCGCACACGCTGAAGATCATCAATTAGGTGTAGTGCCTGAGATGATTTGGATTAAGTGCAGAAATGATATATTTAACTGGGTGGTTTATCACAAAGATACTGGGAATAACTATTTCAATATACTTAATTTACCAAATGCGAAAATATCTACTGCTAACATCTGGAATAGCACATCTCCTACTGATTCACAATTCACGATTGGTACAACGGATGAAGTTAATAAATTATCCAGTGACTTCATAGCCTTCCTCTTCGCAACCCTAGCAGGAATATCTAAAGTAGGCTCATACACAGGCAACGGCACAACTCAAACGATAAACTGCGGATTCTCAGCGGGGAGTAAGTTTGTACTCATCAAGCGCACAGATAGTACAAGCAACTGGAATATGTTTGATAGCACCAGAGGAATTATAGCGGGCAATAGTCCACGCTTAGAACTCAATACCACAGATGTAGAAGATACAGGTGATGATGGACTTGACCCTGATAACAGCGGGTTTTCGGTAAATTATATAGCTACCAATGATGATGATGTGAACGTATCAGGAGCAACATATATTTATTATGCGATTAGTGCATAAGGAGAAACAATGAAATTCTTAACTAACGACACACAGGAAATACTCACTCAAGGCCAAGTGCGCAAGAGATTTTCTAACGTATCAATACCTAAAGTATTCACACAGGATACTTATGATGCTTTGAACATAACACCTATTCTTGAGACACCTAAGCCTACTCCAAGTAGCGATGCTAAAGTAGTTGTCCAGAATGGTACTACGGTAGATGCTCAAGGTAACACTGTCTTTAACTGGGTAGAACAGGATATGTTCACCACAGACGAGAACGGCACTAAAGCTGAGAAAGAAGCAGCTTACAGAGCAGAACAATTAGCCAAAGCTAAAGAGTCTAAACTAGAGCAATTAAGCAACTTAGCACTAGAAAAAGAACAAGCTGGTATCACGGTAGCATCCTTGGATATATCTACGAAACGTGAAGACCAATTTAGGATTACCCAGGCACTTAACCTGATGGGTAGAAAGTCTGGAGCTACTCAGCGATTCAAAGCTAAGAATGGATGGGCTACAGCAAATAAGGCAACACTGGAAGCTATAGAAGATGCTCTGGAAGCTCATATTGATGCAGTATCAACACAGCACGAAGCACATGAAAATGCTATTAACGCTCTTACAACAGTACAAGAGGTACAAGATTATGATTTTCAAATTGGCTGGTAGTATTCTTATATTATCCCTGGCGGGATGTGCAAACCAAGCAGAGCTCACACAATTATCCAATACCAGTGTGGCTATAGCATCATTACAGTATCAGGCGTTGCAATCACACAAAGACACACTAAATATAGACTGCACAAAAGGCTGTGGCAGTGCAATAATTAGCTATACCGACCCAAGAGATTTACCGAAAGTTACTGGAATGAGGGTTAGAGGAACCAATGATGTTATTGTTGAGGCTATACCACCACTAACCAACGCTTTCACTTCGGCTGTTATCGGGGTGTCAGCTATCAGAATTATGGATGATGCTTTCCATGCAGCAGGTGGTAACAATACAGAGGTACATAATAACTCTATCATTAACGGTGAGAACAACTCTAATGATATGAGTGCTACTACTTCTAAGTCTACAGCAGATAACAACACTTCAAGCAATGATAATAACCAAGACAATGACGTAGCTAATACTGATTCATACAACAGTAACGACAATAACCAAGCTGATAGTAATAATGATAACTCGCAAGTAGATAGCAACGACAATAATTCATCACAAGATGATAACTCGCTAGTTAATCAAGATAACAACTCACAGCAGAACCAGACAGCTACACCGACTGTAGTTAATCAACCAGAACCTGTGGTAGTGCAATAATGGACGATAAACAATTAATCATATTGGCAACATTATCCATCCTAGGAATAATGGCAACATTGGGCTTGATGACAATGGTGGTGTTGTAATGTATAAGGGCGATTTAATTGGTATGAGGATTCCAACGTCCAAACGAATGAGCAGCAAACAGTTTATCAGTGGGCCATCCACGCCTATATCTGGACCTAGTTCTGTTTTCAGGGAGGTTAAGATACTTAATCCATTCTCCAAGTGTTTTTGTTTCTCCTTGGTATTCTATGTGTACTGCTTGCTTTCTTACTGGGGTGGTAAGAATTTTTTGTGGACTCCATCTTTTGTCAACCCTGGAAGAAATAACCTCTGTAGGGATGCTGGTTTCCTTGGACCATTCAAGAATATTCATGGATTTCCCATTAAACTCTATAATTCTTGTGTTAGTTTTATTGTAAGCTTGCTCTTGGTTGGTGGCCCAGCGGCAATTTTCAGGGGTATAGTTGCCGTTAACGTCGATTCTATCAAGAGTATGTTCAGGAGATGGTCTGCATCCAAGGTCTTGAATAAAATCGCCAAAAGACTCTCTCCATCTATCACAGACCTTAATGCCTCTGTCTTTATAGGCCTTAGACATTTTGCTGTAACCATGGCATCTATTTATCATCCCGCGCCAAACAGAATAATCAGGATGGCAATTTTCTCTTTGAGCATAGCCATGTTTTGTATTTCTTTCTTTGATTTTTTTGAGGTTATAGCAACCACAGGACTTTTTATGGCCACTTTTGAGTTCATGGCTTTCGGCGACAGTGGTTGTGCCGCATCTGCATTCACAAATCCACTGAGTATCTCTTCTGCCGTGTTTTTTAGGGCCTATGCCAACGACAGTAAGATAATTAAAAGTCATTCCTGTTATATCGACAAACTTACTGCCCATAGCACACTCCAAAATAAAAGTAATTATACCATGCAGGAGGTTTTTTATGTATAAGACCGAGCTAATGGTTAAGTCAAATAAGGACTTGACTTGGGAATTGTTAGAGGATTTTATTGCTATGGTGCCGCCGTATGGGGAGATTACTGTTCCTGCTGGTTTTATTACAGACTTTGCCTCTATACCATCATTATTTCACTGGTTTGCGACGCCGACAAAAGGAAAGTGGAGGAAAGCTTCTGTCATTCATGACTACTTATACTTCTTAAAAGAAGGCAAGAGAAAAAAAGCAGACGATGCTTTTCTTTATCTCATGGAACAAGATGGTGTTCCTTATTTTAAACGATACGCCATGTACTGGGCTGTCAGAATCGGAGGCCCAAGATGGAAGAAATGAGTTGTGGTTTAGAAGACCATAAAACTTGCGAGTTGAAAACTATGTTTATAAATATGGCAGAAAGACAGGAATCATTTGAGTTAAGACAGAAGTCATTTGAAGACAGACAAGCTAAGAATGAGATAAGTATAGCAAACACAGAGCGAAACATAGTTTTACTACAGAAAGATATGTCTGAAAGTAATCTTGAACTTAGGGCATTAGGGGGTAGAGTAGATGTGAACACAGAACAACTGCTTGAGATTAAGAACGATATTAAGCCTATAACAGATGGGGTCAATGAGATTGGTATAGCGCTTAAACCTTGGATATGGGTGGTGCGCAAAATCAAGTGGATAGCAACAACAATACTTGCAGGATGGGTGTTGTTCATGGATGGGTTAGAACACTTCTTAGATTTTATCGGTAAGGGACATCACTGATGAGTTTAAGTTCAAAGCAAACAACTGATTTAATTGGTAAGAAGTTTGGAAGATTAACAGTTATCTCTAAAACAGATATGGGAGATAAAAAGCTTGCTCTTGGTTTGTTTAATGACTGGTTTGATGCCGTATGTGCCAGAAATTCGGCAGAAAATAAGTATCATTTACCTGTCTTGAGGTGACTTATGATAATCATTAATGATGGAGTAGATGTAAGGAATTTGCATATTAAAATGTGGGACGCTCTCTACACTATTTTACCTCTGTTTGAAAGCAAAGGTAAGAATTTGATTGTTACGTCAGCATTAGACGGGAAACATGGGTGGGGTAGTCTACATTATGTTGGTTGTGCAGTAGATATTAGAAGATGGGGTATAGATTTAATTAACGAGTTCGTGAATTTAATTAAAGACATTCTACCAAGTGGATTTGATGTCGTCTTAGAGGATACACACATTCATATTGAATGGCAACCGAAAACACAAGATGAATCGAGAGGGTGATGAGTATACTGGGTGGTGCTGAAAGAATTGAGGGTGATTTAAATCATTATAGTTTTGAGTACAAAGGGATTAGATAAAAAGTTTTATTTTGACTAAAAACAGTATATAATAAACAATAGGTTATTTTAATTAAAAATTATGTTCAATATTCGTAATTTAGCAAAGAGTGTAGAAACTGCTTATGTATCCACGGCAGATACCCAGTGGACTACATGGACACTCGATAAAGCTGTCACTGACGGCTATGTATCCTGTGGATGGGTACATAAAGCTGTTTCGTTAATTGCTAGAAATGCTTCAACGGTTCCTTTTGTAGTCAAGAACTCAGATAATGAAATTGAATACGGACATCCACTCACTAAATTACTGTTAAATCCTCACCCATTTTTAAACAGATTACAATTCTATGAGCTATTACACCAGTGGTTACAATTAAGCGGAAATGCTTATTTATATAAAATTACTGATAGCCGACAACTAGCAGAACTGTACCCAATAAGTCCTGATAGAATTAAACCAAAAGAAAGTACTGATAATTTAACTTTCACAGAGGGTTATGTGCTCAAAAAGAATGGCATCTATTCAAAGAGTAGTGATTTTGAAAATGATGAAATTATTCATTTCAATTTGACTAATCCAGCCAATCCAATAATGGGTATTTCTCCATTAGAAGCTGCAAGTAAATCAGTTGATTTAGATAATGCTCAGCAAAATTGGAACACTGGTACTATGCAGAATAGAGGTGTTGTTGATAGTGTCTTTACTTTTGATAGAGATTTAGATAAACAACAATCAGAGTCTATAATGGCTAGAATAATGAGTAAGTTTTCATCTACATTCTCAAGAAGGCAACCATTAGTTTTAGGCAGCGGTGCTAAATATACCAGATTAAGTTTAACCCCTGCTGAAGTTGACTTTATTGAAAGTAGAAAATTCAATATGTCAGAGATATTTATTATATTTGGCATCCCACCTCAGCTAGGAGGAAGTGAAGCAGCAAGCACTTATAATAATTTTAGCTGGGCACTAAGAGTATTCTGGGAGACAACGTTAATACCATTAATTAATGGAATGGCGACACAGTTTAATAACTCTTTTAAAGATGTACTGGAAAACGGCTATTATATTGCAGCAGACTATACCAATGTTGAAGCATTAAAAGATAATGAGCAAAGTAAAGCAGATACGGCTAAATCTTATTATGATATGGGTGTACCTGTATCTCAGTTGAATACTAAATTTGAAATGGGCTTAGAAGAGTATGATGGGTGGGATAAGCCGTTCAATGGCTTAAAACAATCTGGGATGTCTGAACCTCAAACAACCGAAGAAAGAAAGCAATGGAAGTTAATACCTAACGAGAGAAGGTCTGCTAAAAGTGAAGCTAAAAGACGAGATAAAATAGCTGAAGGACCAGTTAAAAATGCTTTTTCAGATTTCCTAAAGAAGCAGCAAAAAGAAGTTTTAAAAAATATTGATCTTGATGAGCATGTAAGTATAACTCAAGAAAGGGTTAATACTTCAATTTTAAAATATGATACTGAACTACAAGATTTAATACAGAATACTGCTTTAAGTGTCGCTGCTGATTTTAGTAAAACGGTTATAGTTGACCAACGTGGAAATAAACCAGATTTTGAAACACGAGGTGAAGAAGAAGATTTGTTGCTTGATGAATTTATTAATGACGCTAGTTATATTTTAGCTGAAAAGTCACTAATACAAGAAGCAACGGTCAAGGTTGTACTTGAACAGGTTAGAGAAGCCTATGAAAACAACTGGACTGTTGAAGAATTAAGACAAGCTCTCGAAGATACAGGGGTATTCAGTCCTGAAAGAGCTTTAAGAATTGCTAGAACAGAAGTAGGATCAGCTGCATCTATTGGTCAAATGGTATCCGGTAAAGTTGCAGGTGCTCAGAAGAAAGAATGGAATACTGGTGGGTTTGAGATACGAGAAATACACTCGGCAAGGGATGGGGAAGTGGTTGGGATTGATGACCGCTTTAGTATTCAATCTGGATCAATAGGACCAAGGTTCCCAAGTGACCCTCATGTTTCAGCGGAAGATAGAATTAATTGTAAGTGCTTCCTTTCGTTTTACGAGGAATAAAATTTTTTACAGATAAATTAAACAGTGTTTAATTAATTTTTTGTGTTAAAATTAAACAGTGTTTAATTAATTTAAACAAGGTGATTTATATGACTAAATTAGAACTACGAAAAAATGAACAGGACTTCCAGCATCTAAATTTAGTCCGTGAATTAAGAGCTGATGAAAGCGAAAAAGGTATTATAGAAGGTTATATAGCTGTCTGGGAACAGGTTGATAGTTATAACTCACGATTCCAAAGGGGTTCTTTTAAAAAGACTATTCAGAATCGCACAGATAAAATTAAAGTGCTTTATAACCACGATATTGAAAAGCCTATTGGCAAACTTTTAGAAATAAAAGAAGATGATCATGGAGTGTTTGTTAGAGCGCAATTAGTTATGGAAGTTGAAAATGCCAAAGACACTTTCAACTTGATTAAAGGCGGGGCAATCAATGCTCTTTCCTTCGGTTTTAGAACTGTAAAAGATAAGTTTGAAAATGGTATACAAGTTATAACCGAAGTTCAATTAGGGGAGATAAGCCCTGTTGTATTTCCAGGGGGTGAAGCGTGTTTAATTACTGGTGCAAGGTCTACTGATTTTAATGAGACCGACAAGATTAGTGAAATGCACAATATGAGATATAGACTTATAAACTCATTAGCTGAAACTTTAGAAGATATTTATTGGTTGGATGATAACACTGAACCTTTAAAAATGACTGAAGATACTATTGATGCTTTTAGGGCATCATATTTAAATTTAGCAAAGGATTTATATCCTACCGATGCACGTTCAGATAATGAGCTAATTAACGAGTTTAGAAAATACCTTGATGGTAAAGAATTAGAAACTATTGCTTTAACAACTAGCTTAACCGTTGATGAATTGAAGCAATTAAAAAGAGGTTCTTGTATAACCAATAAATCTAAATTAATAGATTTACCAGATGAAGTACAGAAAGCACATGAACAAATAAGAAGCAAAGCCGTTATAACACTTTGTGATGAATTACGAGCCGGATTAAGTTCTGCTGAATCCACTCGAATAGAAGGTTTATTAAAACGTTCACTCCCCGAAGTTATACCAACTTCAGACGGAGCCGAAAGTTTAGCAGAATATTTTGATACATTTAATGCAAGTTTAAAATAGGAGATTTTAAAATGCCTGAAGATAATATGAATGTTGTTCTTGATTCAATCAAGAAAACAACCGAGGAAATGCGTTCTTATGTTGATCGCAAAGTTGAAGAAGCGGCTAAAGGTAAGAATGACCCTTTAATTCAAGAAGCTATTGATAAAGCTAATGCTGATATTGACCAGCTTACAAAACGCTATGATGAGTTAGTGGTTGCTAGTAAACGCCCTTCACTTGATGATAGCGGTAAAGAAGTTGATGAAAAAGCAGAGCTTAGAAAATCAGCTTTCTTAAAGTTCTGTCGCTATGGTAATGGTGAAACCTCAAGTGAAGTTATGTCACAGGATGAAAAACGCGCTTTACAAGAATCATCCGATGCTGAAGGTGGTTTTTTAGTACCAATCGACTTCACTAATGAGCTAATAATGAACGCTTATGACATGGCTGAAATACGTCCTGTTGTTGGTGCTACTCCTACAGGCCGTGATACTGTTTTCTTTGGTGCTTTAGCCAAGCCAACAGTTGCATGGGGTACTACTGGAGTTGCTGTTACTGCTCAGGATTTGGATGTCGGTGGTCACACTATGACAATTCATGATCTTAAAGCGTTAACTTTAATTCATAACAACACCCTGGAAGACGCTGAAGCTGATATCTGGGCTGAGTTAAATATGGCGTTCAGTGATGCTATTGCAGAAGCTGAAGATGATGCTTTTGCTGTTGGTGCAGGTAGTCACAGTCCACAGGGTATTATGACCAATGCTTTAGTTCAAGCAAATGTCACTAACTCTGGTGTTGCTGCTGATGTTATTGACGCATCAAATGACGGTGTTACTGCTTTAATTACTGCTTATTACAAGTTGAAAAAGACATACCGTAGAAATGCAACGATTGCCATGAACTCAACTTTAGAAGGCAAGTATAGAAATTCTAAAGATGCTGATGGACAATATTTATGGCAACCTCCTGTCCAAGCTGGAGACCCTGCTACATTATTAGGACGCCCAGTTATTAACCCCGAAGGGATGCCTGATGTTGCTGCAAATGCGTTTCCAGTGGTTATTGGTGACTTCAGACGTGGTTATAGAATCAAAGACAGAAGTGGTATTGCTGTTCAGCGTTTATCAGAGCGTTATGCAGAATATGACCAAACTGGATTCTTAATTAAGAAGCGTGTTGGTGGTCAGGTAGTATTACCAGAAGCATTCCAAGTTATTAAATGCTCAACTTAATTAATTCAGGTGCTGATTAAGTTCAGCACTAACTCATATTTTAGGAGATTATAAAAATGAGACGAGATATAGGAAGTTCATATACAGCAGCTACAGGTACAGCTTCTGGATTAACAGGAATTGCAGCAGGTGCCAATAACAGTGCCTCTGTAGACCATAGCTTAGGCCAAACAGCAATGTTTATTATTGAAGTCGGTGATGAGGGTGTAGCTGGAACTGTTGATGTTAAATTGCAGTTTAGTGATGATGACTCAACATTTACAGATGCTACAGCTGGACTGGGTAATGATGCAACTTTACCACAGATCACAGCAGCGGGTATTTATACTGTTAATGTTGGCAATCCTGAGAAGCGTTATAGCCGAGTAGTTTCAACTGTTGCAACTAATGCAGTTGCCATGAGTGTTGTTAGCTTGGTCGGACCTTTAAGAACTATTGTTCCTGCTGACGCTTAATTAAAAAGATTTCCAGTCCTGTTAATTCCCCAGCAGGGCTGGATTTTAAAAGGAGTTTATTATGCCTTTATGTAGAGCAAAAGTTGATTGTCGATTATCACTTGATGGTGTAACAGCAATATCATTATCAAAGGGTGAAGAGAAAGAGTTGCCTGAAAAAGCATTAATTTCTTTTGGACAATATATAGAAGAAGTTAAAGCAAAGCCAGTTGCAAAGAAGAAAACAACACCAGTTAAAAAGAAACAGGTTAAGACTGAGAAAGAATAATGCCAACGATATTAGATTTCTCTGATATAAAGAATATGCTGGAACTTGAAAATACAAGTTTTTCAGACTACCCAGATTTAGAATTAATGGCTGATAATGTTCATGCAGCCCTGGAAAATTATTGTGGACGCATGCTGGATTTTAAACAAAAGAAAACTGAAACAGGTTTTATAAGAGATGCTACCTATATTGATTTAACTTCATTACCATTGAACAGTATAACTTCTTTAGTTGTTGGTGATGATACATTAACCAGTGATGATTATACAGTAACAGATTATGAGATTATGTTTAATAAGTCTTTTACAAATAAGATTTATACACTAGTTTGTAAAGGCGGATGGTCAGAAATACCTGAAGATGTTTATAGAGCTGAATTATCACAGGTAGTTTATGAATACCAGCAAAAGAACAATATAGGAACAACTAATTTTAGTAATGATGGTGGCACAACCACAAGTCCAGGATTTAGATTATTACCTGAAGTAAAACGGTTATTAAACCCTTATACCCATCCAAAGAAGGTAGGGTTTTAGATGGCTATTAATGTTTCTGTTAATGATGACGAAACAAGGGCTTTATTAGACACATTGCCAGAGGATATGTTTGACAATGCTAAAACTATTTTATCACGGTCTTTATTTAATATCCAAAGAACTATTACTGGTAGATTACAGAATGGCCCGATGTTCAGCAGGACTGGGGCATTAGCAAGAAGCATTAAGTTTAAGACTAGCGGTACGAAAATAGATAATTTGAAAGGCGAGGTATTTACTAAAAGCAAATACGCACCTATCCATGAAGTGGGGGGAGATATAAATGCCATAGATAAATATGTGAATGTTCCCGGCGGGCCTTATTTGAATATACCTCTATCGTATAACAAAACAGCCGCAGGAGTAATGCGTAAAAACGCAAGAGACGTATTTCAAGAAGGCGGTTATATAGGTCAGTCACAACGTGGAAACTGGATTGTATTTGCAAATGATGGGCTACCGATGTTTGTACTTAAAAAGTCTGTAACAATACCAGCAAGATTGGAAATGGTTAAAACTGCTGAGGATGAGATACCTACATTTTTAAGCAATTTAAGAAGTGAGCTTTTAGATAATATATGAGCACTCCAGTACAGACACAGATATTAGATGAAATAGGTAATAGACTTGCTTTAATAACTACAGCGAACGGTTATTTAGCAAGAACACCTAAGAAGATTGAACGGTCAAGAATGACACCGTTTAAAGCTGGTGATTTACCTTTCATAAATTATTATTCCACTGGTGATACACTAGTTGGAAAAGAATATGGAACATTTGAAAAAAGAGTTATGTCTGTTGTTATAGAATGCTATGACCAGACTCGTGATCAAGTATTTGATGATTTAGCACAGAAGTTAGGTGCTAATATTTTAGTGGCAATAAACAGAGCTGTTTCTGCTCCTGCTGTTAGCGATAATCCTTCTGTTAGACTAGGGGATTTAGTAACACAAGTTGAAGCGGTATCGATAACACCAGCAATAAGCGAAGGTCAAAAGCCTTATGTTGGAATAGTAATAGTTTTAGATATAACGTATAAAGTGGATAAACTTAATATGTTTACATTAGTATATTAACAAGGAGATTTAAAAATGCCTACAGCAGAAAATGGAAAACTTGAGTTTGAAGCTGGACAGACCAGTTATGCAATGTCCGCTTTAACAGATTCAGGCGATAATACAACGTTTACTAGTTCTGCTAGTATATTTTCAAATGCAACAGGGAAAAGCCCTGATATTAGACCTAATGGCGTAATTACAGGTGGAGCTGTATCCGTTGCTGCAAGCGGTTCAAATGATGTAGTGGATGTCGCTGCTTTAACTTGCTATCTAGCAGGGGTTAATACTTCAGTCAGTGCAGGAACAGATTTAGCAATTACAAGAGCTGTTTCTACTGATACACACATGATTAATTCAATCACTGTTACAAGTGCTGGAGCATTGGCTGTTGTTACAGGAACAGACGGAACTGCTTTTGTTGATACACGAGGAGCAGCTGGCGGACCTCCATATATTCCTACTGGCTCAATTGAGATTGCACAAGTAAGAACAACCTCTTTTACTGCTGCACCTATTACCGCATCAGAGATATTTCAAGTTTCGAATGTTCACCTTGAGCGTTATGATGAAGTTCTTTGGAATGTAGACTATGTGAATGGTGAGGTTGATTTTGTTGGTGCTTTAAGAGCGATTCATACGGGCGATGTAGTTAAAGAAGTTTATGCTAGTTATGCAAGCCCTATTTTTACTGAGCAACAAAATGCCGCCGATGTAGTGTTACCAGAAAATAGTCATAGTGTTAGTTCTACTCAGGTTTATAATAATACACTAGGTTCAACCTCTAAAACATTGAATCAGGGTTCATTCACAGCATATCTAAACGATGGTATTACTGATCCATTAGTTAAACAAAAAGATGATACTTTATGGTTCAGATTCTATCCAGACCGTTATAAAAGCCCATACTCTTTAGCTCAAGGCGTATTGGGAATTACTCGCTCATTCCCAGCGGGAGATAATATTCAGGCATCTTGTACTATATCGGCAGAGTCTGAAGCAACTGACGTTGAAGCATAATGTTCAGTCCTGATAAGTTTTTAAAATCTAAACTCGAACCCAGAACAGATGAAGTGGAAGTAACTGCCTTGTCTGCTTGGTTCGATAAAGATGAAAAGCCTTTATGGAAAGTTCGGGGATTATCTGGGGAGGAAATGACTAAAGCAACCGAGGCAGCTACTAAGCAGAAAAACTTGATGGCTGTTGTTGATGCTTTATCCTCTAATGTCCGAAAAGATAAAGTAGACGCTTTAAAAGATTTACTCGGAACAAATGATTCTACTCCTGTTGAACTTGCTAAACGAATGGAGCAATTAGTTTATGGCTCAATTGAGCCTGAGGCTGATTTACAATTAGCAGTTAAACTTGCTGAACATTTCCCTGTCGAGTTTATGTTGATTACTAACAAAATAATTGAACTAACAGGTTTAGGTAGTGTCGATGTGGGAAAGTCCGTGCCCTCTACCAAAAAGCAGAAATAAAGAATGTTCTGAAATTAGGTGATATAAGAGGGCAGTTTTTATACCAGATCAGACCTGATATATTTCCACAGGGCTTACTAACTGATGAAGAAGTCTATTTATGGTCTTTATACTATGGAGACCAAAATAAAAAGAGTAAATAATGGCTGATTTAAGACGTACAATAGAAATAATATTTAATGGTGTTGACAATGTTTCTGATGAGATTGGGGATATTGATAATTCCATTGGCGGATTCGCAGGAAGTATAGAATCAGCAACTCAACCACTCGCTGATTTATCAAAAAATATTCTACAAGTTGAAGCAGCCCTCGGAGCATTAGGTGTTGCGCTCTTAACTTATACCGCTAGCGTTTCTATAGATTTTGAAGCTGCTCAAGCAGGACTTCAAAAAGTATTAGGGGATTCTGAAGGTTCAGTTGCTGATTATACTAATACACTGGATAATTTATCTTTACAATTTGGTGTTGCTGGCGACTCTACCCTTGATGCTGTAACTAATTTTAAGCAAGCTGGTTTTTCTATAAATGAATCGTTAACGTTAACTGAAACGGCTTTAACCGCTGTTAAAATTGCTGAATTAGAATCCAATGAAGCCGCTGGTTTATTAGTAGCTACAATTAAAGGTTTAGGGTTAGAAGCCGAAGATGCTACACATATCTTAGATGCTTGGAATGAAGTGTCTAATAAGAATGCAGCAACAGCAAAAGAACTAGCAATAGCAACATCAAGCCTTGCACCAGTTGCCAGAAATGCAGGGCTTAGTTTTAATGAGGCTGTTGGTTTAGTTACTCCAATTATTGAAGTATTTGGCTCAGGAAGTGAAGCAGCTAATGCTTTAAAAACGGGGCTCGCTAACTTAATATCAGATACTCCAAAAGTTACAGATTCACTGGCTGAATTAGGTATAGCACAACAGGATGCCAATGGTGAATTGAGATTGGCAGGCGATATACTAGCTGATTTGGGGGCTGTTTGGCCGACATTAACAGATTCACAGAAAGCTAACTTTGGTATTCAGTTATTTGGAAAAGAGCAATATGCTAGGATGTCAGCAACGCTTAACGAATATTCTAAAGTAGTAGATGTTACTTCACAAGCGGAAACCGCAGCAGGGTCTGCTAAGAAAGAATTGGCTAGTGTTACTTCAACAACTAAATTTGCTATAGAGCAATTTGCAGCTGCATTTCAACTTGCATCTAAAGCCGTAGGAGATCAGTTCTTACCGAGTATTAATCCTGCTGTAAAAGCAATGACTTCTTTAACTAAGTCATTTGCAGAAGTTGTTAAGGATGGCGGGTTAAAGCCTTTATTTGATTTGCTTAATCCTTTGTTTGATGAGTTTACAAAGAACATAGAAAAGATAGCAGAAAACTTACCAGAGGCATTTGAAGGAGTAGACTTTAATGGACTGGCTGATTCCTTTAGAAACTTAGGTGGAGAAGTTGGTGATTTATTTGGGGGAATTGATTTAACTACAGCAGAAGGATTGCAAGATTTTATACAGGGTATAGTTGATGCTTTAGCTGCATTAAATAATACAGCAGCAGGCATACTTGATGGTCTTTCACCTGTAATTGATGCAATCAAAGCAATAGCCACTTCAGCAGGTTCGGCAGAAAACAGCACTGCTACATTTGCTGGTCAATTACTGGGATTAGGCACAACGATAAATGTCTTTAGCGGTTGGATAAGCGGATTAACAGACGTTTTTAGTGCTTTATCTGATGCTTTAATAATCGTATTAAGCGTTAATGCTTTAGGTGGATTGCCTGCCAGTTTAACCAATATAGCACCGGCTGCAACAAACGCTATTAGTTTGCTTGGAAAAGGTGGTCTTGTTGGTGCGGTTGGATTGCTAAGTTATGAAGTCACTAAATGGGCAGCAGAAGAAAGCGGTTTAACAGAAACTCTCGCAGATTGGGCTTTAGAGTTAACAGGGGTTAATGATGATTTACGCGAAAATCAAAAGATATTAGAAGATCAAGCTAGAGCAGCACACGAAAATGCTGCAGCTAACTTAGAAACAAAAGAGGTTTTTGAAGAACAGAAACAACCGATAAAAGAAACAGATACAGCAACAGAATCTTTAATTCAAACTAGTGATAGATACGCTAATCTGTTAGAACACATGGGGTTAAATCTTCAAGGCATTAAAGAGGAACAAGAGAAATTAAAAGATACTGTTGATGACTCTGTTGAAACTTTTGATAATGCATCTGATGTTAACGGTGCTTGGATAGAGATAATAAAAGATGGAAAAGTACAATTTGCTAGATATGAAGATGTAGTTGGCAAGACAAAAGACACCACTAAAGACCTTGCAAAAGCAGAAGAAGAAGCAGCAAACAAAGCTCAGAAATTAGCAACCGATGCTTTAAAAGCGGAAACAGCCCTTGAGAAAATAGCATCTAATGAAAGAATTAAAAACCTTGAGTTTGCTGTTGAATTTAAAACAGCACAGATAGAAGCTGAAACTAAACGGATTGAAGCTGCATTTGAAAGTCTAACTGAAACAACAACAGCATCAGCAGGATTAATAGGTGAACTATTTGGAGTTTTAACAAGTACAGATGACAGGTTTAAAGAGTTAGAGATAGAAAGCGCAATTGACAAAGTGCAAGACTTAATGAAGCAACAAATAGACAAACAAGGCGAATTGATAGATGCTCAGATAGCACAACTAGAAGCAGCAGCAGAAAGAATGGCGTCAGGGGACGCTTTATTAACTGTTGATGGTGGGGATTTACAACCTGAATTACAAGCTATAATGGAGTCTTTGTTTAAGTCTATACGGATTGAGATGTCAGCTTCTTACGAGGATTATTTACTGGGACTTGGTACAATATGATAACCATTAACACTAAGAATTATAATACAGCAGGTTCTTTTGTATTCTACGATAAAGATATGTTATCCCCTCCTGCTGAATACAAGAATATTGAGCGAAGAGTTAACAGAACTAAAACTTTAGACGGTGGTGTTTATATTTCAGATAACGGTTATGCGGTTGGCGATAAGACTTTAATAATTACACTGAATCAACCTGATAAAGATTTAATAGCCTCTTTAGAAACTATATTTTCAACCAATTCAGAATATATAACCAGTACTGATATCGGGGTCTATTTAAGTGTTTTAAAAGATGTGAAATATTCAGGTGGAAACGCAACAATAACATTTTTAATTAAGGAAGAAGCATAATGGCGAACGTAAGATTAGCAAACGCAAGTCAGCAAGCAGCCGGAGATGCTGTTGTTGATTTAATTGATGGAGGAACAACTGCTGGAACTATTAAGATCTATGATGGTACTCAACCGGCTGATGCTAATACTGCAATCACGACTCAAGTTTTATTAGCTCAATTAACTTTTAGTGATCCGGCATTTGGAGCAACTGCGACAAGTGGAATTGCTACGGCAAGTGCAATCACTGGTGACACTGATGCAGATGCCACAGGGACAGCTTCATGGGCTAGAATAGAAGATAGCAATGGTAATACTATATTTGATTGTGATGTCGGTGAGGTGGCTGACAGTGCAACTATAACGCTAGATAACAAGTCTATTATAGCAACAGGTACAGTGAACATGACCTCGTTTACAATTACTATGCCTGATGGAACCTAATGAGTTACTCATCACGTGTCAACTCTTTATCACCTGTTGGATATTGGAGGCTAGGAGATACCAGCGGGCCAACTGCAACAGATGAAACAGGGTCATTCGATGGAACTTATACAGGTACATCATCCCCTACATTAAATGTAACTGGGTTATTAACTGGCGACTCTGATAAGTGTATTACTTTAGATGGTATTGATGCTTCTGTAGAAATCCCAAATGTAGGATTAACCACTGCAACTGGTGGAACATTCACACTATTATTTTCAACAACAACACCAGCAACCAATAACTTCAATGAGATATTATTTTCCTCTTACGGTACAGATGATTCAAATATAATAAAAGTCAGTGTTTCTAATTCAGGTGGAATTGCTATACAAGTTGGTTCAGAATCCACTGATATATTTGGGTCAGGTTATGATGACGGAAATGCTCATCATTTAGTTCTATTATCCAGTGGAGCAGTTTATGTAGATGGTTCTTTAATAGGTACATTTACTAGGTCTGCTCCAAACTTTGATGTAGCAAACAGTTATTC